TGATTATTGGGAGGGGAAAATAATGGAATGGATTAGTTTTTTTGATCGTCAACCAGAAAATGGTCAGGGTATCTGGTATTATGGGCCACATATTGGTGTGTGGAGTGGAGAGTATATGTATTCTCCAAATGATCCAGTAAGTCCGCATATCATGCACTGCCATGAATCGCCGGGGGTTGTGGATAGAATGGATGCTCCGTGGTGGATGCCGGATGATGGTGTGATGGTTAGACCGCAGAGGCCGAATCAGCCATATCCGTCCGATTATCCATCTTTGACGTAAAGCCTTGCTCCTAAAAGACTTAGGAATAGGCGGGCGGGCCGCGTTTTTCGTAAGTGCTTACCACACAACAACTTAGAACAGATTAAAGATGGTTGTTGCCTATGGCCGATAATAGAGTATAATGGGAGTATGGCCTCTTGGCGTAACTGGCAGCCGCAGCAGACTTAAAATTTGCTGGGATTATTCCCGTGTGGGTTCGAGTCCCACAGAGGCCATTTGATTTTTATTCTTAGCACGATAGTTATCAGTTAAAGCATGACAGTTGGGACATAAAAGAGTTAAGTTATCTAATGAATTATCACATGAGTTTCCATTAATATGATGTAATTCAATTGGTATTGGATTACCTAGCCAAGTGGATTGATGACATTTATAGCATTTATGGTCAAATAATTTCTCTTTTAAAAGTCTTTTTTTAAGTTTCCAACTTTGTATAGACTGTTTATTAGATAGATAATCTATTGTTGGTCTTTTTCTTGATTCATTAGTTTTACCTTTATTCCAAGCCTGATGTTTGAAATGAGATATGTCTATATTATATTCTTGAATCCTCTTTTTAAGACAGGAATAGTTGCCACCAGCCTCTTTTAATCCGAGTATACTCAGACATTGTCTATAACTATAACTATTTTTACATATATTTTCTAGAAGTTCTTTTGTATATTTAATTCTCATAATACCCTCTTGAAAGTTTAAACGGCAGACGGTATAATACTTATACACCAAATAGATACGGGCCGCTGGCACAATGATATCAAAAAAGCCACGGTTAAATGTAAAGTCGAGTATGGCCTAACCCTATCATAGTCTTACCTAATCCTACGGATTTGGCAGTCGTGGCGATAGTCAGCCAAAAAACTGTATTCTTGACAAAGGTTAGCCGATAAGGTATATTGTGCAGTAAGGAGGATTTTATGGTTGCTTTTGGCGAACGAAATATTGGTCTGGAAATCTCTTGTAATATTTGTGGTATAGTTTACCATTTGTTTGTGCATTCTGATGATATAGAGCGATATGATCAGGGCGATCTAGTTCAAGATGCTTTTCCATATCTTAGTGCTAATGAACGTGAGTTGATTATTAGTCATACTTGTGGGTCATGTTTTGATAAAATATTTGGTTAGTACTTGACAGATAGGCTTTGTAAGGTAAACTACTAACATGGACAAGCAAATACAAACAACCTACGATCCTCTCGGCCCGGAACCATATGGTGAAGTACGATTTCATCTTAGTAGTGGCAAGCACTATATGCACTGGCAAGTTACTATTAAGCAACGAAGCAAGGTGATTGATGTTCAATATTATGATCCCAATGAATATCAATTGGAAATGAGGGGTTGTAAACTTCGCAACCGTCCAAATAAGGCTAAACAGGTTTTTGAGAGTGGTAGGCACGATGTAAGCGGCTGGATACTGTCTACTGAAACGATGCTTCGCAAAGATTTTTATCCGGTTTTGCCTATTGACAATCTTGAGAAGTTATACTATAATCCTTTGCGTGATCCATACTGGCGACGAGAAAGTGATAGCAACGAGTTTGTGTGGGATGAAACAGAATATGCTTCGCTAATCACTAATGGTAAGCAAGTTTATATTCTGGAAGAACATTATTGTGCATTCGATAGTATTAGAGAGATAGATCCAAAGTATCTGGGAGATTTTAAAGTATGATTAGTATTCAGGTGACGATTGAAGAGGCTATTGCTATTGCTAGCACGGCGGGTAACGATCTGCATGATCGTATCGTGAAGAGTATCGAGGTGGCTCTTGGTATTAATCAAAGTCGTGATGTGACCATCACCAAGATGCCGGGAGATAACTGTATTCCTTGCATCAAGGCGATTCGTACTCATTCTGGTTGGGGTCTGAAAGAGGCCAAGGAGTGGACGGATGTGTTGGTGGGGCGTTGGGACAGCACTTATAATGGTTGGACTAAGGGTGCCTCAAAACACACTATTAAGTTGCCTACTCCCGATGCGGCCGAGGCTCTGTTGCGTGACATGACCACTTTGGGTTGTGAGGGTTATCTCTCATAGCCTAAACTCTTGCTGCTAAAGGACTTGCGGCAAAGCTGGCCGGCCGATTTTGACGTAAGTGCTTGTGCATCAACAACTTAGAGAAAAACAAACCAAAATCGAAAATCGTTCAAGAGACAGGGTTGACAGTGCCGATAACAATGGTATACTTAGAGCATCACACGACAAGATGACAACGGATGCCAACAGCAGAAACCTTCCGATTAGACTCTTGACAAGTGATGTTGTGGTGTTATAATCAGTTTACTTGGGTTACTTACTACTTTTTGGAAAGGTTTTTATCATGCAGAAGTTCAGTTTCATTGTCGATATTGTGGCGTCCGATCTTGACCGTGGCAGCGTTGTGGATCAGATCAGTGCGTGTCTGGCCGATAATCTGCCCGGTGATGTTCATGCGAATGTCAAGGCCGGTGAGGTCAAGGCTTTCAGTGAGCAGGGTTACAAGGTTTGGAGGGCTCGTGTGACGGGCGTGACTGCCGAGGCTGCAGGTGACGCGGCAAGCCCGAAGAAGTCTAAGGCTACGGAGGCTGTTGCCTGAGTTGACAAACTGGACTATGCCAGTATAAAGAGATTTTAGGCATAGTGCGGCGGGATAACTCCCGCGTAATAGGTAAGGATGGCTCGTTGCAGTGCCGTAGGTGCAACTTAAAGGGGTCTAACCAGCCAGATAAGGTGGGTGGTTCCACCGAAGTTATCGACCCTTTAGAATTAAAAATAATTACCGTCGTGGTAAGACGATAACACCACAAACCGTATAGCCCGCACGGGACGCCGTGACGGGCTTTCGGCAATAAATACGCTGCCGTGGCCGAGTAGATTAGGCATCAACCTTCTAAGTTGATTTACGAGGGTGCAAATCCTTCCGGCAGTATTAAAGTTTCGATTCTAAACTATTGAATAATAAGGACTTACGTCAAAACGGGCCGGCCGATCTCGACATAAGTACTGAAGCATCAACAACTTACGACCAAAAAAAGTTTGTCACAAGTTTTCCCCTTGACGCTGCCGATAATCTAAGGTAGAATCGTGGTACACAGGGAGAAACTATGAAAACGGCAAATGGTAATGATAAGTTGGGTAAGGAAAATTGTATTGTTGTTAGTCGTCCCGTTGGGGATACTTGTCCGCCCGATTGTGATTTTCTCGGTAACGGATGTTATGCTGAGGAATTAGAACATATCTATCCGGGTGTGCGTCCTGCCGGTATGGTAAATCTTATTACCGAAAAGAATCGTATCCGTTCTATGCTTGTGGATGCGGTCAAAAAGAATAAAGATGTCCGCTGGCATGAGCGTGGCGACTTTTTCAAGAATGGTAGTCTAGACCATGAATATGTGGATAACGTATTGTGGGCATGTGAGAGTATCCTAGCAGACGGTGGTACTCTGCCGACCATGTGGGCGTATACCCATATTTACGATAGTCGTTTGTCTATGGAACTTGGCAAGTATATAAATATGTATGCTAGTATCCATGACGGTGAGGATATGGTACAGGCTAAGGCTGCTGGTTTCAAACTGTTTGCATGGTGCGATAGTGATACTAAAATTGCACCGGTGCGTCCGCGTGGCAAGGCTAAAGCCGCAGCATGGCGAGCAGCGTTGCCGAAACTGGTTGTGCTGGAAGGTGAAAAGTTTATCACTTGCCCGGAAATCCGTCGTGGTCGTGGTGTTGTGACTTGCACTAAAACCAAAGATAGTGTACACTGTGATCTATGCCCGCGTGGCTTGGCTAATGTTCTTTTTCCGTCTCACTAAGGAATAATATGTCTAGTATTTACATTGGAACCTATAACGCTTCTGGAAGTAGTAACAGTTTCTACATTGTTCCAGGGAATAGGTTTGGCAAAAAGAGGATAGGGTTCAAAGAGTTTGAAAATATAGGCAAAGCCAAGTTTGCATATAAAGTTCAAAGCATTTTAGCAGAGAGGGATTTAGCCCCCAAAGTTTATGGTGAGGTTGGCCGAATTAGTTATGGTGGTGCTAATGGTTCGCCCATTGGTTTATCTGGTTATGGATACTTGACCGAAATTGCCAGACTAGTAGGGGATTGTGGTGACGAAGAGTGTGGGGGTGAATGTTATGATACTGGATGTTCTAATAGTACAGAGTTTTTGAATATTGTTAGTATGCTAGAGCATTATGGTTTGACATACACTGACTATCATAGGGCTAACTTTGGCTATGTTCGTCGTAACAAAAGAGATGTTATGGTTGTTATAGATGTTGGTATGGAAAGTTTTGATGACTGGGATACAGACATTTATGGTGACTACTATAGCGACGGTGGTTATGGTAGTGGTAACACCTGTAATTGTTCAGAGTGTCGAAGATATGCTAATATTGAAAGGTAATCATGTCAAAATATTATGTAAAATGTGGCACACTAGAACTAATTTATAGTTGTAATAAATCTCCCCATGATGCTGCTATGGATTGCGTATGGGAGACTAATGAGAATGATAAACTAGATGAACATTTTTATATTGATGAACGTGGATTTAGAGACTATATAAGTGCTGATGGATATACTAAAGTTTTACGCACAACCACTATTCTAAAAGATGCCGGGTGGAAACTAGAATGACCTAAACCCTTGCTGCTCCTACACTTAGGACGCGGCGGGCCGGCCGACCGAAACGTAAGTGCTTATCCCACAACCACTTAGGATTTTCTAAAGTTCTCGACCAAAGAACGCCGATAATAGAGTAGATCAGTAACAACGGAGAAAAATAGTATGATTCAGTGGGTAACAATTGTGCTGGGTATTTTGAGTTTTGTTTATACTGGCTATAAGGATTATTCCAATGGTCAGGTAAAAAACTTGTTGACAACCACACAACAAGGTGTAGAATATCGTAAAGCGTTGCCAGTAATGTATTGGCAAGTAGCGTTCGATCCTAATACTGGTAAGATTTATCACCTTCATAAAGACGGAAAATGGTATGACCAGCCGCCGCAAATTCGAGAATATACAAATCAAAACCAAGAAGCGTTGGGAATTAGCAACGGGTCATCGGGAGCATCGGGATACGGTTATGGACAATCGCCCCAAGCGTCAACGTACCCGTCGCGACATTGACAAAGGCTGGCGTGACGAGTATAATGTATAGTCCGCCCGCATAGTATAGTGGCTATTACAGTTGATTTGTAATCATCGGACGGGGGTTCGATTCCCTCTGTGGGCTTCCGGGATGGTGAAACGGTATCACAGAGGACTTTGGATCCTTTATTCTACGTTCAAATCGTAGTCCCGGAATTATTGCCCGATAGCACAATGGTAGTTGCAAGCGGCTGTTAACCGCTGGGTTCTAGGTTCGAGTCCTAGTCGGGCAGTTATATTTAGAGGTCAGGCAGATACTGTTTTGCTGCACCGCTTTGCTAAAGCGGGCCGGTGAAAGCCGGTCAGGGTTAGATTCCCTGGGCCTCTGTTTTTCTAAAGATAATGGTTGACAGATGCCGATAGATAGTGTATGATACTCGTATGGGGCGTTGCCGCCGGTAGTGGCAGTCACTCTTATAAGGTGAAAAAAAGGGAAGGTTCGACTCCTCCACGCCCTACTTTGATGTGACGGAGGCTGGCGCAGAGTTACGAAACAGGAATAGGAAACAGTAAACCCACCACAAAATAAACCTAAAGATTCCAACCTAAAGGTTTGTGGTTATGGCTACCCTGTCCTGTTTTTATGGCCCCATAGTATAGTGGTTAGTATACTGGGCTTTCATCCCAGAGACTGGAGTTCGATTCTCCATGGGGCTATAATGATAATTTGGGCTCGAAGCATTAGTAGTGATGCATCAGACTTTTAATCTGACGAACGGGGTGCATGTCCCTGCGGGCCTACTTGACAGTTGTGGTGGTTTGGTGTACAATGGTAACTAAGGAGAAAGATATGACTTATGACTATGAATATGATCGTATGGTTAATGATAGTGATGATCTATATGATCTGTATACCGAATCTGTTGACGACGACAGTGATAACTATGATGATGGATACGACTACACACAAGAGTACGACAACTATTACTTCAATGTAGCGGACGAGATTGTGGACGACGACAACTGATCTTTCTCTCTAACCGGGTCAACTTGGTGGGACAAGTATTCTTTCTTTTTCTCTTTATACTATTACGTTCAAATCGTAAGCCCGGTTTTGTTTTATGAATGTTCTAACAACTAAAATTGATGACTTTCGTAAAACTAGTGATGGTAAATATATCCAAGGTGCTAGCCATACTAGCATCGTTCTAAATCACAAGTTTAGAAATATGATAGTTATGGAGGCCGTTAGAAAGTTACGTCCTTATGATTTTGATGTTATTGTTGCTTGTGGCACTAGCGGACTGATAGTAGTTCCCCAAGTAGCAGAGATTCTTAATAGGCATATCCTAGTAGTAAGAAAGCATGGTGAAAAATGTTATTCAGAGTTCTCTACAGAAGGAGTTGCACCGCACCGTTATGTCATATTAGACGATTTAATTTGCTCTGGTAACACAGTTAAGCATATTAAACGTAGAATTAAAAATGAATATCCTTTCTCTAAATGTATAGGTATCTATTGCTACCTACCAAGTGAATGCTCGTACAAAGCCGATAGCGACGGGTCGTCTTTATGCGAGCGTGATCTTGGGGTGCCGCTCCTAAATACTTGCCAGCCAAGTACTTAGGGCGAAGCGGCCCGGCCCGCCGCGTCGTAAGTCCTTATTTCTCAACGGGTACGGCAATAAATTTTTTCGCAAGTTTGACCCTTGACTCTGCCGATACTAGTGGTATACTTGGCGTATAAGAGTTAAGAGTTCAGTATCACGAAAGGAAGATGATTATGCCTGCTGCTGTTGAAAAGATGATGTTTGTCGGTGCTACCCCGTGGCACGGCCTTGGTAATAAGGTCGAAGAGGGTATCACCGTTAGCGATGCGATGGTTTCTGCTGGTCTGGATTGGGAAGTTGGTTTGAAGGATTTGGTGACTATTGATGGTACTCCCGTTAATCATCGTGCTACTTATCGTAAGAGTGATGGTAGTATTCTGGGCGTTGTTGGACCTCGTTATACCCCACTCCAGAATAGTGATGCTTTCGATTGGTTCCAGCCGTTTCTGGACGCTGGCGAGTGTGGTCTGCATACCGCCGGTTCGCTCCACTTCGGTCAGAAGGTTTGGGTACTTGCCCAGTTGAATAGGGATAATAGCGAAATCGTCAAGGGTGACGAGGTTAGCAAGTTTATTCTGCTTTCCAATAGCCATGATGGTTCGACCGCTATTCGCGTCGGATATACTCCGATTCGTGTTGTGTGTGTGAATACTCTCGCATTTGCTCATTCCCATAAGGAAAGCAAGTTGCTTCGTATTCGCCATACTCGTTCCAGTAAGACCAATCTGGATAGTGTGCGTGATATTATGGACAATATTAATGCAGAGTTTGAGGCTACTGCCGAGCAGTATCGCTTTCTTGCCAGTAAGAGTTATAATCAGAAGGATGTTGAGGCTTATGTAAAGGTTGTTTTGGGTATCGAGAAGACTCCAGACGAGGATGTCAAAACTCGTACTCGCAATATTATTGAAGATATTATGGAGCGTATCGAAGGCTCAGAACAGTCAATGTCGGGAGTAAGAGGTACATATTGGGCTGCTTATAATGGATTCAACTCCTATCTGAACTATGTCAAGGGTCGCACGACCGATAATCGTCTCGACTCTCTTTGGTTCGGACAAAATGCAAATGACAATGTCAAAGCATTGAAGTTAGCAATGGAGTTTGCAAACGCAGTATAAAGATCTTATCCTTTCGTGGCGTGAACGAGGAAGCCGCTCTAGAAATAGGGCGGCTTTCTCTATTTGTGGTGTATATATTTATATAGCAATAATATGCAAACTATTAGGAATATAAAATGCCTAGATTTAAAAAGTTAGAATCATATTTAACAATAATAAAAGAAGATGGTAAAATTGATAATTATAAAGCGGTTATTTGTAAGTGTAGATGCGGTAATACTATTAGGTGTAAAAAAACACTAATTAATAGTGGAAGAAAAAAGTCTTGTGGGTGCATGATTAGTGAAACAGAATTTGTGTCTAAAAATATTATGAGAATGTATTGGTTTGCGGTTAAGGCAAACGCATTGAATAGAAATATAAAATTTGATATAAATCCAGAAGACTTAGAAGAAAAAATAACACAACAAAATTTTAAATGTGCTTTATCTGGTCTAGATATAACTCTTCCTTATTCTCATAGCGAGTTTTTAAAAGATAGAGAATGGACAGCATCTGTTGATAGAATAGATTCCAATAAAGCATATATAAAAGGTAATATACAGTTTGTTCATAAAGATATAAATAAGATGAAAATGAATCTAAGTGAACAGAAATTCTTTGAATACTGCAAAGCAGTCGTTGATCATCATTTGACGTAAACCCTTGATCCATAAGCACTTACATCAAACCGGGCCGCGAAAATTCATCCTAAGTATAAGAATACCAAGCACTTACGGCTAGTTCTAGGCAGATATCTCGTAACTCCAGTGTAGACAACGGGTTAGGATGCCGATATACTCTAGTAGGCGTAAGGTGTTGTGTGGTAAGGGTTTAGGAATAATTTCATAAAATGATGATTATAATCCTATCTTCTATATTGTCACCATTATCATTAGGTCAACTTTTATTGAGACCCATTCTCATGTACCACCTTATCCGGCCGGATCGCCGGTCATGCTGATAGTCAGCCATTTTTCGCGGTTCTTTGGCTTCTAATGATTCTAAGTTGTTATGAGCCAAGCACTTGCGTCAAGCATGGTTGTATGGTATACTATAGGTATAGACCGGGATTATAGTTTTTAATAGTCCTACCTAAACCTTCGGATTTGGCGGTCGTGGTGATAGTCAGCGAGATTTCAGGGTCCTTTAAATTATGCAGAAAAGAGAGTGAAAAATGTACGATATTTTATGGTATGGTTTTCTGGTTTGTGGATTTGTGTTCTTCCTATATACTCTTACTTGGAATGAGAATGTTTGAGATAGTGGAAATAATTTTGTTTTTAATTTTTGCCCTTATAGTAAGTAACAGGTGGTAATATGCCCAAATTTTTGGTAGAAATGAATTATGTAGTATCTTATGGTACTAAATTTGTTATAGAATCTGATGATAGTGAGATGGCTGATGATATTCTTCATAGTATGGATAGTGATATTTTAGAGAAAACTCTTCCATGGGCCTGTAATAATTATGAAAGTCCACTCATTCATAGTATAGCAGAAGTTAAGCATGAGGGTGATAATGTACTAATTAATAGTCATCCAGCATTTATGGTTGAATATAATAAGATCAAAAAGGAGATTTATGATGAGACTAGTCAAGGTTAGTATAGAGTTAGTGGTTCCTTTAACAGTACCTCCTAATCCTGAGAGTATCTGTGCTTATCTTAATGATATGTTATGGAATGATCCTGAATTTTTTAATGATTTTGGCCCCGAAAATATAGTAGAAGTTAGGGACTTAGAATGATTCAAAAGAATGCTACAGTAGCAGTACTACATGATAATAAGTTACTTCTTTTACGAAGAGGTTCTACTGCTCCATGGATGCCGGATAGATATTGTTTGCCCGGTGGTGCTGTAGAAGATAACGAAAGTTTAGTTCATGCTGCTAGTAGAGAATTATATGAAGAAACAAGAATAGTAGCATTACCCAAACATATGCAAAGCATAGAGATCAAATATAGCAACTATTCTAAATTAGTTTTTGTGACCCATGTAACTAGTAACAAAGTTGTTCTTAACTTTGAACATAGTGAAAGCGTTTGGGTTCATATTGGTGAAATTATGAAGTATAAAATTGTTCCGGGATTAAGTACTGTGGTATTAAGTCTTATTCATCACAAATATCTAAAATGAAATTTAGTTTTTCCAAATTAGTTTTTGAAACATTCTATATGCTTACTATACTAATAGTAGGAGTAGGTTCTGGACTATTAATTAGTAAAATGGGAGTTTATTATCTAGTCAGTAAAGCAGGATTTATTGATGGAATACTTAATAGTACCATGATGAATAGTGATGGATACTATGAAATTGTCCCACCTAATCCTTCGGATTTGCGCTAGTTGTTCATAGTCAGTCAAAAATAGAGGTTTATTATGCAAGAGAAAATTGTTCCAATTAATATTAGTAAGAATGAAGCATGGAAACTGTTGGATGCTATTGTGGCATACCAAAAAGATTATGCTTTAACTGGTCCTACTAATAAAATATTTGATAGTCTGGTTAAAAAATTGAATAGTATAACACAAAATTGAATCCCAGAAAATGGCCGAAGGTAGGTGAGTGAGAAAGTCGGCCAAGTTCTGGAACCCATTAGTATAATAAGGAGACTCAACAGACTGTCAATAGAAATTTCTTGGGCTCTAGGGATGTAGTAAAGAAGATAAGAGAATATATAACATCGCCCACTGCATCAATATTAATCTTAGTTTGTATTTTGTCAAGGTCTTAGGCTGTGTTAAGTCTAAGATTTTTTTATTTCTTATCACCTTGACCATGATGCTCTTTGACCTACTATGATATAGGTGAGTGAGGCAACAGTGAGTGAAAGAAATATACTACTTTTGATGAGAGATTTTTCTAGTCTCGCCTAAACATTTGGATTTGGTCGGATTGGTTGTAGTCAGCCATTTTTATAATCATAAGGAATGTTTAATGAAAAATATACTACTAGTATTAGTTCTGCTACTTTGTTATCATAAATCTTCTTATGCTCAAACTTTTATTCCTTATTCATATCCAGTAGTTAATACAATATTAATTAATCAACCAGTAGTTGTTCCACAAGTTCAAATGGTTCCAATTGTTACCATAGTTCCTGTTCCCACAATAGTTCAACCAGTAATAGTTCACCAACCAGTAGTAGTTATGCAAAAGAGATTTTGTTGTTTGCCTTGGTTTAATCAATATTATTATGGACAAGTTAGTCCCCCAGTTATAAGATACTAAGGAAAATACTCATGTTATACCATACCACAATAATTAAAGATAATCGGTGCATAGATTTATTATTAACAGAGGATGAAATAGTAAATGGTTTTGAAAGATCATTAAATCCCATTAATAAAACTTATATTAGTACTGATAAGTGTTGTTCTTGTTGGAGTGTGGAAAAACCACCCAAGTGTTCATTTTGGGGAAGAATATTAGGAACTTGCATGGAGTGTGATTCATGAATCTAGTTTCTAAAATATTAGGTTTTTGTAACAATAATGTTGCCAAAATTTTCTTTTTAACCCTTATTTTAATGGGTTTTAGTAAATTTATCATATTTTCTTCTGCACAATCATATAAAAACCAACAAAATACCCAACAAAAGCATCATTCATATCTAGAAAACTCTACAAATTCGGGCCGATAACACCAAATATCTTAAATAAAGTTATCAAATTGATTAAAATTCACTTATTATGTTAGCCCG